CAACACTGCCTATGGAAGATCGCACGGTCAAGGTTAGTTTCTACATCTCGGTCTTTACGGAAGACCAGATGAAGACGGCGGATGCGCCGAACATTGTTGCGATTCGTCGTAACGATATGGTGATGAAGCGATATGAGGGTGATCCCGTGGAGACATTCATGTCCACCGACGAATATTTGTATGAGACTGCCTTTGAGAAGGAACGCATCAGTCAGCGGATGGCATTGTTGCTGAAGGAGTCAGCAGTTGATTGCGAAATCCATCGCAAGCTTCATGCACGTGAGCGGCCTGTGGTGTCCTGTATGCGATTTGATACCACGGCTACAGGCGAGGATCTAGCGTTCCGCCCAAATATCAAAAATGAGGAGTTGGATGCGACTGTTCTGCGCAACACATCCAAGAAGCATCGTAGGCTTCAAAAGGTCTTGATCAAGGGTTTATCCTTGATTGTTGACCCCGACTCCAAGGAGGTCTTTGACGGGCCTGCGTGGGATGATAATCAGAGGTTACTGCGAATGGGAACAATGCCGTCTCCTACTTCGATCCAATTTCTGACTTGACATCTGCAATCCATCCCGCACACACCTCATCCCAAGTCTTGAACTTGAAACTATCAGCAGCGTCCTTAGCCTTGCCCAGTCGAGCAATCATACGCTGCATTGCACTCGCGAGATCAGCTACCGGGAAATCAGGAGCAATCTGACCAAGCGGCATCGTTCCAGAAAAGTACGAATAGGATCGAGGTGTGACAAACTCGCAAACACTATCATTCATGAAATCGCGGTAGGTTCCGATGTCCGTAACGATCTGAGGGGCTCCAGTGTACAGGTGCTCAATCTGGCAGAGACCAAAGCCCTCGCCGTCGGACGTATTGATGCCAATGTCAGCGGCATTGTAGAGCTCATTGATCGCAGAGTCAGCGAGTGGCTTGGCAGACGTATCCACGAGGAGCAGGCGCTTCTTGAGATCCTCTCGATCTCCAAAGCCGTTACGAACGAGCTCTGTATTGTAGATACGTGCAATATCGTAATAAGCACCCTGCTGGGCGTTCATGCCAGTCAAGATCATCATGTAATACTGATTATCAGGCTCACGAAGATGGAGCTGAACAAATGCCATCACAGCAAGATCGTGGCGCTTACGCTGGGTGTTGCGATTGGCATTAACCATAAGGATTCCGTTCTGGGGAACGTTGACCGTCTGTCGGACAGCCAGGCGAGCCTGTGTCGGAAGCTTCGAGAACAGAGTAGTATCCACTGCGTTCTCAATCACACGAAGATCAGGGAAAGTGGCATACTTCGCGTAGATGTTCTTCCAGTGGTTCGTAAAGAGATAGATACGATCCGCATTCTTGTTCATAGACTCAATCAGCGGAGGTGCGATTCCCTCGTACACTTGATCCACGTATAGCCACAACTTGTACGGAGAGACGCCCTTCTCGAACTTCATGGACTCAATGAACCTGTGAATAATCAGCGGGTCATTGTAGATCATGACCACATCTGGGTTCACCATATCAAGATACTCGTGGATCTTGTTGAACCCAAATCCCTCCTCCTTTGGATCCTCATTTGCGGCTGCATCGTATGCCACGACACCCTTCGGAACCGTACGAAGGTTCTCGCGACTAGGGTGGCGCTGAAATCCAAAGTGATAGGTCTTCACTTCAGGAGCCAGCTTGGACAACTGTCCGAGAAGATTATACACTACTTTCGAATACCCTGTCGTCTGGTCCACATGAGTGCTGATAAGAACAAACCTCATTATCAAGAATACCTTTTCTCTCCGTAAATCACAAATGCAGGTAAATAACATGCAAGATTATGTTACACAGTTGAAGCGTCAGATCATTGCAAAGTCTCTCGCAGTGGCGCCTCCGCCGCAGAAGCGTCGCAGCAATACCCAGTACATTGGTGTCATTGCAAATAAGTCTCAGCAGTACACTCGGTTCGTGGGTGGAATGGGTATTAACGCGTATTACCCAGCTAGTCTAGGAACAACCTATACATCAACGTGCTGCGTTCCAGCGAATACTGCGACAACCACCTATTTAGTCTAATCTCATGTCTAACACAATATGCCTGGAGCTTTGCTTCAACTCGTCGCCATTGGAGCCCAGAATGAACTTGTTAATGGAAATCCGTCCATGACGCATTTTCGGGCGGTGTATCGACGACACACCAACTTTGCTATGGAGGCAATCCGAATGACATTTGCGAGCTCCAATCTGGAGATCTCGCCCACAACTACACGAACGATTTCGTGTCGGATTGATCGCTATGCACAGTTACTTCACGATACGTATTTGATCATTACTCTTCCTGATATTTGGTCACCGCTTTCACGCTTATATACCGCTTCCCCACCTGCTAATTATGATCAGCGCTCTAATTCCATCGGTTACGAGTTCCGTTGGATTGACAATATCGGATACAACCTAATTGACCACGTAGAAATTACTGCAAATGGACAGATTCTTCAGCGTCTTACGGGTGAATGGCTCAAGTTCTACTCCTATTTGACACATGACCCCAATAAGCGAAAGATTGTGGATGAGATGGTCGGAAATGTCCCCGAGATAAAGGACCCTGCAAATGCATATGATCGCGTCAATCAGTACCCTCACGCGGTTGTCCCTCTGAATCAGCCTGGTGGAATTCCGAATACCAAGGTTCCTGAACCATCCATCCGTTCCCGTCAGCTAATCATCCCTCTTCATTTCTGGTTCTGCGAGAACCCAGGAATGGCTCTTCCCTTGGTTTCCATGCAGAACTCTGATGTATTTATTAACGTCACCTACCGCCCTCTGAACCAGCTCTATACGATTATTGATGTCGCACCGTTATCTGCAACCTACGGACAGCGTATCCGCCCTGCTACGCCCGATCAGTCAATCGGTCGGTTCTTGTCTCCTCCGAATGCTGATGGATCATCCTCTAATCCTGCCTTGTCAACTTTCTATCCAGACCCGTATCTGGAAGGCAACTTCATCTATCTTACTGAGATGGAGATGGCTCAGCTTGCATCTGCGGATCAGACATTCTTAGTGAAGACAGTAAACTATGTGAATAATCCTGGTCAGTATGGCGGTAATTCGGATATCCAGCTTCCGTTCTTTAACCTAGTAACTCGTCTAGTGTGGTCATCTCAGCGGTCTGATAAGATCCTGACAAACGACTGGGACAACTATACAAACTGGGACAATCCTCAGCGTGCTCCATTTACTCCAGTTGGAACTGCTAATGACGTGTACTCCAGTCTCATAAACTCTACTGAGACGCAGACATATCTCTATTCCAGTGGTCAACAGCAGATCACGTCAGTTTATCCTCGTGATCCGATCGCAAATGGACAGCTTCTTCTTGACGGCAAAGAGCGATTTGCACTCAAGCCAACAACCTACTTCTCCCTTCTTCAGATGTATAAGCACACTACTGGCGATGCTCCTGTAATTCCTGGTGTATACATGTACTCATTTGCATTGAATAACGATCTCTACCAGCCCAGTGGAGCAATCAACGGAAGCATGTTTAATAAGGTTGTTCTTCGTCTCAATCTCCAGCAGCCACTCCCAACTGCCGCTGGCGTGGCATCTCAACAGACGGTCTGCGTCCTCAAGTCAAGTGTGTTCTCGCCGAATCCAGTGGTGATTACAGCAGCTCAGTTGGCGCTTACAAATCCCGATGGAACCTTGTTGTATCCTCCTGATAGCATCGTGAGCGTCGTCAGGAGTACAAATGGAGAAAATCTGATCTTCCAATACACCTACAATCTGGGCGTCTATGTGGAAGCCATCAACTTTTTGCGCATCACGTCTGGTCTCGCGAATTTCGTGTTTGCTAACTAACAATGGGTATTGTAATCAACCAAGCCACGTGGGGCGACGAAAACGCCACAACCGATATCACCAAAACCATGCAGGAGAAGGCCAAGCCAGGATATCTGGATATGATTGCCGACAATACAATCGTCCCTGCAGTTGATCTCTTATCTGGCAGCAATGATGTTGCTCTGACTGATAGTGAGAAAGAAGACATTAAGAAGAAGGCCATTGAAATCTGCGGAACGGCTTCGGATGATAAGTGTATTAAGTTCAATCAGAACCAGCTTGAATCCTCTTCACTTCAGCAAAAGGTAGCAGAGAAGCAGTCATCGGCGAACATTATCACAGGTCGTCGGTTAACCCTGACATTCACAGATGACCAGACTGGGCAGAAGAGGACCGTTGCGATCCCCGATGGTCAGAAGGTCAAGTTTGGTGAGGCTCCTACGTACAAGATGCCAGATTTGACACCTTCTAACACGATTCTTGGTGCACTTGGAATCGTAGGAAAGTTGATTTTGACACTTCTGTACGTGTTTAGTATCGCGGCTACCTATCGACTGTTAATTCTGACCAATCACATTATGGTTGCATATGTTCTGACTGGTCTTGCCATCGTAGTTCCTTATTCAGGTCTGATCACCACTCCGATCGCCCTCGGTATCTTCAAGTACATGGAGATGAAGGCAGCGAAAGTTGTCCCCGCCTTAAAGTAATGTTCCATCTCGCTTGGATTGCTGCGGGAGTAATTGTCGGAATGTTGATTGCTTGTATTGTGATTCCTCCGACGCGCAAACAGGTTGCCGTTCCTTCTCCATATGATACCGGTGTTTTCCATACCGATACTGGATGTATTCGTACTAATGCCATCGAAGTTCCCTGTGGAGCTGAAGCAGACTCCTTCAATCTTCTCGCAAGTCTCAACAAGAAGTAATGCTAGACATCACCAAAGCCATTGAACGAGCGGGTCCATTCTTTTCATTTATTATTGGACTAGGCATCTCGGTCTTGCTCTTCCATCGTAATTATGCCACATACCGCACTCTGGGTATTCCGTTGTCCGATGTTGAATCCAAGACAGTCAAGGTGGACGGCAAATGCTACAAGTATCGCGTGGAAGATGCGTCGTGTGAAATCGTGTCTCCTTCATAAACAATGGACGATTCTACTTCTCTGGATGCCCTCCTACCTTCGCCCCAGCTCCCTCAGTCAATGCCGCCGATGGCTGGCGTTTCTGGATCCGATCACATCCAGCGTACCCAGATGGCGCCATCATTTAAGCCATCGCTTCCCATGATGCGACTGATGTGGGCCAACCTGACTCTGTATATCTCCTTCTTTCTGGCCACAGTGATCCTGTCCATGTCGGCGCCCCGAGACCTTCTGCTCCGCTACATCCCGAATGCCTACACTTCGGGTGGTGTTGTGTCGTGGCAGGGAGCTGGCGCACTTGGTCTTGCCGCCGTGGTGGTCTCTCATCTGCTCAATGTGTTCCTGCTTAGTTTCCTCGGGTAAAACGGATCTCATTTTGACAGAACAGTAGAACTCATTACAAAATGACGGTTCTCAGTTCTCAGGATGTTAAGGAGCTTCTCAATGTCAACAAGCGCAACGACACTGTGAACGAGCAGATCGGGAACGATCTCGTGGATCAGCTGGTTGTTGCTGCCGAGTGCTGTCGTCTCAAGCTCAGGTTCTTGGATGCGATCGCCAACAAGCGCTCGACCAAGTTTCTGGTCTATCAGCTCTATGCAGAGGCTCAGGGAGTTAATCTGCGTGATATCATTCACGACCACAACGTCCTCGAGCGATTCGAGAAGCAGTGTGGTCTCTACGTCCATGCGTCATACTGGACGGACGAGGATAACAACCTGAACTTTACTGTAGAATTCATCCCGCCTCAGGAGGAGCCCCCTACGGGCGGGGAGCCTTATGACGATGGTGAGCGCGCGTACCAGCGTGAGACGACGTGGTAACCGTAAAAAACGGATTCCAATACCACAATAATTTTTAATTGCTGTATCAAAATGAGTATCAAAGACTGTCCTAAGTGTAGGGTCTACATCTATGACGTTCTTCACCGCCCATTTCCCTTCTGGCATTCATTCTACGGATTCTACAACCTTGCAGTAACCTTCAGAATGATTGATGAACTAGTCCCAGAGTTTCAGCGTATTGCATCAGATCATCACTGGGATACGTTCGATTGCCCATCACAAGATCGATGTATGTATCTCACGACCCGTTGCTTTGAAGCTGGTCTTGTTCGACGAGTTGGACTCACACAACAGAAGACACTCGAACTATCCAAACCACGATATATGGCGCTATACTGGGTGAGATACCAGTTCAAGCAAATGAAGGAGATCCAAAAGATTCACTTTGAACATACCGGCGGATACATTCAAGAAGAATGCGCACCCTTACACCCAGATGTAATCTTTAAGAACGAAATGACACTGGCAAAGATCCTGTCAGCTAAAATGGATGCCAAGGATGACAACCTATGACAATAAAATGCTGACCCTAACTGACTCTGAAACAATCATGATTGCTGCAGTGATGGAAGCCGCTAACAAGACCCTCGATGGATGGGACTATATCAAGCACGAACCTAGTGGCGGATTCTTCAGTCTCACAACTGACGTGAAGATGCTGGAAATCAAGGAGAACCTCACATATCCTCAGGATTACCTGAACGACAAGCACTTTGAGTGGGCGTGTCGTGAGGTCCAATTTATAGCTCGTAATGGGTATGATGAATGGGAGAAGAAGTATACCAAGAAGAATGCTGAAGAGGCGCAGGCAGCACTCCTTCAGCGAAAGAGAGACGAGTTTATTGCGTGTCCGACCAATATGACCTTGAAGCAGCAACTCGATGTTCTCGCAAGTCATAGGAATACGCCAATGACATACACAGAGATGCGTGAGAGGTTCGGTTAAAGACAACCTCCCTACTAATAGTATGCAGTTCCAGGGTCTCAAGCCCATCTATATGACACAGCCACCTGCATGGTTTTACTCTCGAATCCTGGTTGGAGCTGGAGAAATGCTGACACCAGCTTTTTGCAATAAGTACAATATCACTCACGTCATTAACTGTGCGTTTCCCGTAGATTCTCCTCGTTGGTGGCGAGAACGATTTGCGTCACGTTATGCGTGTATGTCCGCATTCGATACAGCAGCCCACAACATCCTAGACTGGTATCCTAAATTTGAACAGACGCTGACGGACTTTTTGCGTCAGGGAGATGGAACCGTGTTCGTCCATTGTCAGTGCGGAATCAACCGCTCTGCCTTTTTGGCGCTGACCTATGTTACGACACATTTCGGTCTTGATTACGCAAAAACCTACGATGCGTTGAAAAAGCAACGCCCTTGTATGTTTTCAAATGGGGTCTTCAGGAAGCAGACTGAAGAGTTTGTAAATGGACGTCTTCAGAGTTAGGAAAACTCGGGATCCAGGAACCGGCGGTTCCATGGGAACTTTGGATTCTGTTCATTCTGAGCAAGTGCAGGGTATCCGTGATTCGGGGACAAAACAGGATGACCTAAAGCAGAAGTTGGCAGAACTTCGGGCAAAGCGCGAGGAGTTGAACGAGTCATCGGAGCTAACTGAAATCGTAAAATGCTCACAGGTAGATTCTCAGATTCGCGAGATAGAACAGGAACTCTCCAAGATCAATCCGATCGAGGAGTATTACATGAAAAACATGGACATCTTGCTTGACTATTATGGGAAGGAATCCATCACGTCACAACCCGCTCCACTCCCAAAAGATTCCAATACGTTCTTGAAGTTCTTTGTCGCAAATGTGCCTACCGACACAGGCCCGTCCAAGAAGCAGATCTTTGACGAGTACGTAACTCGTATGAAGCTGACGAACACTTCAGAGGCAACACAGATGCTTACGGAACATTGTTCCGCCTGTAATGTTGCTCGTGAGGAGATCTCGTCGGAGGGTATCCTTGTCTGCCCTTCCTGTGGCTCTGAGGAGTATGCCCTGGTTGTTTCTGATTTCCCTTCGTTCCGCGATCCTCCCAAGGAGCGAAACAACTATGCGTATAAGAAGATCAACCACCTCAATGAGATCCTCAACCAGTTTCAGGCGAAGGAGTCTACAATCATTCCTGAGGAGGTCATGAATGAGGTCGTGCTTGAGATCCGTAAGCGTAGGATTGACAACATTGCCGACCTGTCTGAGGAGGATATACGTCAGATCCTGAAGAAGTTGGGACGATCCAAGTACTATGAGCATCGCGCTCACATCCTGAGTCGTCTGAACGGTAATCCGCCCCCAACCATCACCCCTGAAATAGAGGAGAAGGTTCGTGCGATGTTTCAGGAGATTCAAGCGCCATTTCTGTTGTATTGCCCCAACGATCGAACGAACTTTTTGAGTTACTCCTACATTCTCTACAAGTTCTTTGAGTTGCTGGACTTGGATGAATACAAGGTCTTCTTTCCTCTTTTGAAGTCTCGTGACCGCTTGATCGCTCATGACCAGATTTGGAAGAAGATCTGTGACTACCTGAACTGGGAATTTATTCAGAGCGTTTAATAATGCCACCTCCTATATCATAGCCTCCGTAATATTGGGGATAAACTGAGGGCTGGTAAACGCCGTCGCCGTCAAAATAAGTCTAACTGAAGACTGACATCATGCGCTGCATTTGCACCTCCATTACCCGTTGTATATGCAAGATACACATGTACACGGTCTCCAGTATTCAGACGCTGCGATGCACCATAGAAGAATTTTTCAGTATCGCCTGAATTAAATGTAACTGAGAATGGAGTACTTAACATTCCAGTTGTTGTTAAGGCAGTCCCCGCTCCAACTGTCTGAGATGGGCTAACTGTCCATGTTGATCCACTCCCTGCAGTTATTGTTGTACCAGCGGTCACACCGGATCCCGCAAGATATTGACCTATTGCGATTTGCCCAGTCACTGAAGAACTAACTGTGAGTGTCGTACTAGAGATAGAGCCAGTGAACGAACTTGCAGATGTACCATTGGTTATGGAAATCGTAGATGTACATGCCACACTACTCAGTGCTGGGCTTGGTGCAGCACTTAGTGTCCACGTTGACCCGCTCCCTGCAATGATGGTCGTACCCGCTGGCACGCCAGTTCCTAGAAGAGTTTGACCTATTGCGATTGTACCTGTAATTGATGATGCAGTCAGCGTAGTTCCACTTGTAGACCCCGTAAACGTCGCTCCCGGAACGGTTTGACTTGGGTATACAGTCCATGTAGAGCCACTTCCTGATACAATAAATGTATTGATTGCAATACCAGACCCGAGAACAGACTGTCCAACCGCAATTGCGCCATACGACGGCCCTGTTCCAACTGTGAGCGTTGTTCCACTAATTGTGCCAGTATACAATGCGGCTGCTGAACTTGTGGTCTGTGATGGGGTATAATAAACTGTCATCGTAGTTGTATTTGTTCCTCCCGAAGCGGCGTTCAGTGATGCGTGCAGTCCACAAAGCATGCACGGCTGCTGAGCTCGGAAATAGGCTGCAGGCAATCCTGTATCCGGATACTGTCCTGCCGAAATGGTTTGTGTTCCCGGCCAGAGGTACCCACCACTTCCGGCACTTGTGATGTTACCTTTCAGTCCATAATAGATCATAGATGGGTAGATATAGGTCGAGAACCCAGCGCCGCCGGCTGACTTCGTAACAAGGTCTGTTCCAGGCCCAACCTGAATCCCCGGTGATGCCAAGTACGTAGGACTGATGATTGTAGTTGGATAAGATTGCAAGATATCGGATGCCGTATAAGATTGACCTGCGATAGGGAACACGACACCAACCGTCGTAGAACGAAGCTGAATGGACCCAACGCTGTTTGCCGAGTCAGCCGTTTCAATACCCACGTAACTTCCCGTTGATGCAGTACTTGTAGGCTGTGCAACATATACGTTCGTATCGCGAGTACTGACCTGGTTCGAGTTTGACACCAGAAGTCCACGCTTGTTGCCTGCACCGTTAGAAAGTACGTTAATCGTGCAACCCTTAATGCTGTTGAATGAGAATACAGATGAATTCAATGCACCTGTACCCGAAAATTCAATTCCTGTGACCGTGTTGGTGAGCCCTGAGCCCATTGTTGAGTTGTTCACAGTGACCACACATGTGCGCAGCTTGGCCGTCTGGCTCGTTGTTCCTGGAAACACGATTCCTTTCAGTACGACACCTGCAGTCGACCCTGTACAGACTAAGTTGAAGGTTATGTTCTCTACGCGACAGCTCTCGCCCATCGTAAGCAGGGTGGTAGATGACGTTACGCTCATCTGAATCACGGTAGTCTGGAGTGAGAGACCAGTAATTGAGACTCCAGACGGGATGGTTATTCCAGAGCTAAGTGTATAGGTTCCCGGAAGAATCCATACACTCTGTCCTGATGAAACAGATGCGATTGCGGCAGTAATTGTTTTAAATGGGTTTCCACTCACGGACGCAGTTGAGTCGTTTCCTAACACTGTATCTACGATGGCTACATTTCCATGAGAGATAGAAGAAGTACCACATGAATTGACGGCTACTCTACCTACTCCTGGTATATATCTAAATAGGATTGCACCTGGAGTGGTATATGACATTACTAAAGGATAAGTAATTTATCTATACAGAGGACCGCCCTAATAAATCTCGCTGTCATAAGTAATGCTTCCCTTTCGTGCTTCGGCTGGTAAGTGGGAAATCACGATCCCTAGCGATACTGAGACTGCACTTTCTATTACTCGCGGTTCATCCCAGCTCGCCTTGCCGTCAGGTGGTGCGTTCTCAGTGAAAAAGGAGGAGGGCAAATATACTCTGAAGACGTCTGCGGACCCCACACTGAGTATCACGATTACAGAAGACGATGTTGAGGTCTACAAGGGAAAGTCATTTTTGGCTAAGGTTGGTGAGTACGATGAATCTCAACTCTACGAGCTGCTGGCTCGGCAGTTTCCAGTCAGCGTGGACTCAGGTCAGAACCCCGAGGAGGAAGGAGACCCGAGTGGTGGCCGTAGGAAGACCCGTAGGCGCAAAACTCGTCGCAGCCGTAAGTAATGAGACTTACACCGCAAGAAGAAGCGGTGATGGTCTGTTATATCGCAATCTACTACAATTGCAACAATGCGCAGGAGATTGCAGATATCATCAAAAAGTATGGGTCAACTACGAGTAGGATTGTCTACAGAGGTCAGGCTAAGCAGGACACCACGATTGACAATAGGAAGCCCTTTGTGTCTACAAGTCCATCACGGGAGATGGCTGAGCAGTTTGTAGAACACGATTGGGAGGCAAATAAGAAGGTTGGGAATCTATTCAAGATACATCTTGAGAATGCCAAGTGGCTAAGCACAAGAAGTATTGAGTTTACGCTTACGGATGAAGTCAAGGAAGAACTGAGAAAGATAAACAGCAAACCGATTCAAAAAGAGAGAGACTATACCCTAGATGAGTTCTGGCCACAGATTAAGACACGTCTTGCAGAACTACTTGCAGAGGGCGAAGAGATATTGGTCTTGACTGGCGGTACATTTAAGAATACAAAGGGAGTCGGTGAGATTGAAACATGGTATTCGGTTGGCGGTCGTAGGCGCAAAACTCGTCGCCGTCATAAGTAATGGCGACTCAAGACGACATAAACAAACAACGGTATTCGATCAAAGATGTATTTGAACTTGTCAACTTCGCCATTGAACCATACTTTCACGGTAAGATGGCAACCGTCATCGACGATGACTGGAACAAGACACAAATCCCACTTACAGACTTCGTTCTTCGGTGCGTTGCCGAAGAGATGAAAGAACGATGGACTGGTGATGATGACAACGAGAAGAAGGTTGTGGAAACCACCCTTGAAAAGGGTAACTATGAAGACTACGTAGTTCCAACAGGAGAAATGGGAGCACTTGGTGCTATTTCGGGCGGACGTCGTGGACGGGCCACAAGGACCCTTGGGCGGCGCAAAACTCGTCGCTCACGGGCCAAGAAGGTCTAGATCTACGTAGACCTTAAATGTGTGGTGTAACACGATGATAGGCTGGCCAGTTTTAAGTGCATTCTCGATGTCTTGCTCAGTAAGGCGTGATGCTGGGTTCGTAGTCTGGTAATCCTGAGCCTTGTCTAGATAGTCATAGACCAAACGACCGACGCTGTGAAGTACACCTGTAGTCGTGAGGTTGAATAGGAAGTCATAGTCGCCACTCCTCTCGTCAGTCGCTTTTACGATGTAGATATTCATTATGAAATCAATGTCAAAAGAGGTCTAAAATCCGTTTTACTCCCGATCGCTCGGCAGACTCATCAGACCATATAGCACCACGAAGAACACGAGGGTATGAAGCATGAACCCAAACGCCGTAGGGCACCCGTTAGTTGCGACACCCGCAATAAACGAGTTCACAAAGCGAAAGGTTACAGGGTTCGCCACAAGGAAAAACGCAAGGGCGGAATACAACGAATACTTGAACTTCAATCCCTCAGACTTGACTGCCATTTTGTATTAGCGTATTAAAAAGTTCCATTTTCCTATTAGCTACGTAATATCTACAATGGCAGAGCTATGCATAGTATCGAACAACTGTTACGGTGGGCCGTATTACCATAAAAATAACTATCAATACAATACGCCCTTTATCGGGTTGTTCTTGTTTGCACCCTGCTACATTGAGCTACTGGAACACTTTGATGAGTACATGTCGGAAACTCTTGAGCAAACCAAGGAATCCAAATACGGAAACTTTTCATACCCAATCGGGAAACTGAAGTCAGTCGAGATACATTTCATGCATGAGATCTCATTTTCCGATGCAAAGGAAAAATGGGACAGACGGAAGGAACGTATTGACCTAACTAAGTGTATCGTGAAGATGTGTGATCGAGATGGAGCAGATGAATCTATCTTACGGAGATTTTTGGCTCTCAACTACAAGAAGATCTTATTTATTTCAAAAAAGTACTCGTTTTCAGACCGATGTGTCATAAAGATACCAGAAAGGTACGACGAATGTCCAGATGGATATGAACTAGAATCCTTGTACCCTATCCAAACAGCGATCGCCATAACATCTGCCACGCCTTCTTAGAATCAAGACGCTCCCGAGGACCGTACAAGTTCATTTACACTTGACCCAATGGAAAAAGTAATGGAAGTAGGTGGTATTATCATAGGTATAGCGTCATTCCTTGGTATGTTTGTCGCCGCCTATATTTGTCGTCTTAAGCCTCGCGAACCTCCTGAACCCGTTGTTGTGATTCGTCGAGATGAGGACCCTGGAGATCCGTCATAGGTTTCCCCGTCTTTGATTCAATCGCTAACCTCACATGAAGTTCATCCAGGGTCGTAACAATCGCAATGTTCTCAATCGTGATATCCTCCCTCCACAACTCATACGCAAACTGATACAAACGAGCCTTGACAGCTGTCTTGGTTCGTTTGAGTTCTTCTGCCACTTGCTTCAGAGTCATCCCATTCTGCAAGTGTTGGATCATTCTCATCTCTTCAGGTTCAGTCCAATATTCTCCACGACGAGACATTGAAAAAGTTATGTTTGTTGTGTGAAGGTTTCTGTTTTACAACCGGATCGTAACCGAATTGCGCCGAGGATTCATCACATCTAGAAACTGCTGACCATAAAGGGTCGTCTTATAAGGACCGAAACCAAACACTGCCCGTATTTCTTCTAAAGTCTTCGGCTTAACAGAGACCAAACTCTTGAGAGATCGGTTTGATGCAATGTGGAAGGCGGGTACACCTGCTGCATTGGCCAATTCCATTCTCTTCTTCTTGAGGGCATTAAACAGTTGCACATCCTCATCTGGGATCAAATCTTCCTTCTTCTCGAGAGCATCTATGCGTGAGTTAATAGACTTCAAACTCTCTACTATGGATTCGAGTATGTTGATGTTGTCTTTATTCATGAACCTGCACGCAGTTGCAACTGGGCTTTCATTCTTTCTCCAGTGATTGTTCTTGTCTGATTCTTTCATCTTGTTCAGGAGTTCTTCTAGTGTAGACTTCGGGGGCTGTGATCGCTTCATTTCCTCAAGTTGAGCGATGCGGGCGTTGAGAGTTGCGAGTTCGTTGTCGATGGAGTTCATTTTAGCCGGTGAGTTACACATTCTTGAAAAAATCAAATCCGTTTTGGACGATTATGGGCGGCAAATATCCACATACTTTCCCATGAACCCTTCGCCTCCGATACAGAACTTGAGAAGGCGAGGGGTCTTTGAGCCATGCAAAAAGACCCGCTCTAGATCCGATGGAGGCGCCTCGCCCTGGACCATTGCCTGAGAGAGACCATTAACATAATAGATGATGTCGCCATGCGGGATCCAACCCTGTTTGGCGAGCTTCATACGCTTCTCCTCAAACTCTGAAAAAAGTTCGTCTGTGGTCGTGTACCGCTTCATGATTGCGGAGACGATTGTGTACATTATCTTTGAGTGCGACTAGGTCCAATCCACACGGACCGCGTACGACAGGATGCCAGCTCCATCTATGAAGGCCACGATGCAGTCAGGAAACCTGGGTTTGAGATGTTTGACAAAGTTCTCTGCGTCGGCACGAGTAAAGCCTGGAAGACTGTATTGGTAACATGTTCCACCTGCGAGTGCTTCCTTGTGGCATTCTGCGAGGATGAATTCGATGTAGGGCTCAATCGTCTTATTGCGGAGACCTTGGAGTTGTTGGCGGGACAGCATTCTTAATGTTGTAGATCTATTTGGCGTCTAATCCGTTTTATAGGGCGAGAACACCAAGAATAAGCCAGAGGAGCATGATGAGCGCCATAGCGGGTGCGAAAGGGTCCTTCATTATAAGATCTATTTACTGCTAACAGACGATTCCATTTTATATGGAGCAGTTCTACGACAATACGATTGCCCTGCCGCTTGAGCAGAGGAACAATAAGCTTTCTCAGATTGTAGCGTTCCTTCGTCAAAACCAAGCTCATCCGGAGGCAGATGCTTTTCTCGAACTGAAAAATTGTTATCCTGTCAATTCATTTATCCGTGAGGATTTGTCCTTTCGAGCCTATCAGGCGTGGAGTCGTATTTATGATTTGAGTGGTCATAGGCTTATTAGACACATTGTGTCACAGGGGTAGGAACTATTTTCATACTCAAGTCGTATAGGAGGAAATGAGTGTTGTTGATACAATTGTCGATGAGCTGGCTAACATTGGAATCAATACCTACTTCTTAGTTACCGGTGGAGCCATTGTACCATTTGTGGATGCAGTGGGTCGTTCTTCAAGGACGGAGCATTATTGCTTTCAGCACGAGCAGGCTGCAGCAATGGCGGCAGAGGGCTACTATCGCGCATCAGGGAAGGTTGGTGTGGTTCTTGTCACAAGCGGTCCTGGTGTCCAGAACATCTTAAACGGTGTCTGTGGATGCTGGTATGATTCGATTCCTGTTCTCTGTATCAGCGGGCAGGTGAATGTTAATGAGTCGCTTGATTCAATCAAGTCAGCTCCTCGTCAAGTTGGATTTCAGGAGTTTCCGGTCGAGTCAACGTTTGCATCCTGTACCAAGTATGTGAAGAAGATCCTGAGGTTTGAGGATATCCAGACGGTATTTTCAACTGCAATTGAGCGTATGTGGACTGGTCGAAAGGGACCTGTTCTCATTGATTTCCCTGTGAATCTTCAGATGTCAAATAATGAAAATCTCTCACTGATTCCCCCTAGTCCGAGTATCGCTGAGCCAGCTAAGAATGTTGCAGCTTCACTTTACGGTGCAACTCGCCCACTCATCGTGCTCGGCAATGGCTGTCGTGACTCCATTGCAAGCGTCCGTTCTTGGGTTGAGACGTGTGGAATTCCGTTCGTTACATCATGGGCTGCATGTGACTTGATTGAGCATTCACACCCTCTCCGCATCGGATACCTTGGTGTGTATGGTGACCGTGTTGCGAACTTGGCGGTTCAGAATGCGGACGTTCTTCTTATTCTAGGCTCTCGTATGGACACTCGTGAGACGGGTGGAAACCTGAAGACGTGCTCAACACAGTCTGTGAAGATTATGGTTGATATCGACAACGAAGAGATTAAGAAGTTACCTGAGCGTGGGTTCAACATTGATATCCCGATTAACACCAGCGTAACGGCGTTCCTGGATTCTAACCCAGCGATTGGACATTCGTGCTTAGAATGGAAGGATACACTCGCAAAGTGGAAGGTTGAGGTCGGAACAGAGCCTAGCCGTAGCATTGGATATGTCTACTCTGTTCTGAAGAACATCCAGCTTCCCGAGGAGTGCATTGTGATTCCCGACTGCGGTGGAAACCTTGTATGGACAATGCAGTCTATCTCTCTTGGTCCTAAGCAGAAGCTATTCACAAACTTTGGTAACTCGTCGATGGGATACGCTCTCCCGGCCTCAATTGGTGCTGCGATTGGTACACAGAGGAAGATTCCCATCGTGTGCGTCTGCGGAGATGGTGGAATCCAGATGAACGTTCAGGAGTTCCAGACGCTGTCCTCTCTAAACCTTCCTATTACGGTCGTCATCATCAACAATTCTGGATACGGAATCATTCGTCAGTTTCAGGATCAGTATTTCGGGTCTCGTTACACTGCGACGAGCACAGAGGAGGTGTTTGGAGAGGGTGGAGTTGACATTGTGAAGATTGCAAAGGCGTATGGACTCGATGCGATTGAGTCTAGAGAGGTTGAGATACGTAACAGGCCATGTGTGTATGATGTTCGGATTGATGCAGCGCAGAAAATCTATCCCAAGCTAGAGTTTGGTAATTCACTCGAGAACATGTCACCCTATTTTCCTCAGATTGAGTCTTTGATGATTGCGCCTTATAACCAACCTAACCGTGGTTCTGGATGGGTTTCTAAGTAAGGATTTACAGGCTAATTGGAGAAAAACTCAATGCCGAAGAAGACGTTGTTTAACTTTCGTGCAATGAAGAAGGCAGGCGAACAGATTACATGGATTACTGCATACAGCTACCCGATGGCTAACGCGGCAGAGCGGGCCGGTATCGATATGATTCTGGTCGGTGATTCAGGCGGTATGGTTGAACTTGGATACTCGACTACGAACCCGGTCACGATGGATGAGATGATTCAGTTTGCAAAGGCGGTTCGCCGCGGAGCCCCGAATACGTTCATCGTCGGCGACATGCCTCAGGGCTCCTATGAGGGGTCTGACCACGATGCAGTGATGAATGCAATGCGCTTCGTCAAGGAGGCCGGATGTGATGCGATCAAGCTGGAGGGTGGTACTCGTGTATGGCCCCGAGTTTCCGCTATCAATAAGGCCGGTATTCTGGTCATCGGACACCTTGGACTGACGCCTCAGTCAACGGCCTCGTTTGGCGGATACCGTGTTCAGGGTAAGACCCTTGAGAGCTTTGAGGAGACAATCAACGATGCGCTCAATATCCAACGAGCTGGGATGGTGATGCTTCTGCTTGAGGCAATGCCTTCGGAGGCTGCGTATCAGGTCGCTCGTAAGCTGGATGTTCCCGTTCTCGGCATTGGTGCGGGTGATAAGATGGATGGTCAGCTGATTATCATGCATGACCTTCTCGGATTCTACCCTTCATTCCGTCCGTGGTTTGCAAAGTGCTACGTTCCTGAGATTATTAAGGAGTTTGCGGACTCTGTTAACATTCCCAACATCAAGAAGTACGGTATCGACACTCGTGATGACGGTCTGAACAAGATCGTGTACCTTGCGATTAAAAAGTATGTCGATGAGGTGCGCTCTCGTGCGTTCCCTTCAGAGGAGTACATCTACCCGATTAAGCCCGAGGAGCTTGCGTCGATTAAGACATCTACGCATTGGTCGTAAAATATACTAATGAAAATCTTTATCACAGGCCGCAGCGGCTTTATTGCAACAAATCTCATCCTTCGGTTTCAAAAGGACGGACATATCATTCATTCTACGAGTAGAAATGACAATGTCGTTGATAAACTATCAACTTTTAAACCCGACGTGATTTGTCACTTGGCAGTCGAGAATATTGATGACAGCAAGATGGTAGAGTCGAATATTCTATTGACTCATAGTATTCTTGAATATTGTCGTCACAACAAGGTTCATAAACTATTGATTTTTGGATCTTCAAGTGAGTATGGATGCAAGGATCATCCGATTACAGAAAAGGATATTCTTGAACCTAAGACCATGTATGAGGGAACAAAGGCCGCTGCAAGCCTGCTCGCACGATCTTATGCATACACTTATAACATTCCGACAGTTGTCATAAGGCCATTGTCTATCTATGGACCGTATGAGAAACAGCATAAGCTAATGAGTATGATTTTTTCCAATAATCTCATGTACTTGAACGGCGCCAATCATGACTGGACGTATATTGACGATTTTGTAGAAGCAACTGTTAGAATCATTGATCATCCATCCGAGATCTTTGATATTGTGAATATCGGACTCGGAGTTCAGCGATCAAATCACGAAGTTGTCCAAATTGCAGAGTCTTTAATAGGATCCAAGATCGTGTATAAATACGTGAATGGAAATCTAGGACTTGGTTCTGATTCTCAGATGTGGGTCTGTGATCCAACGCATCTAAAGACAAAGTATGGATTTACACCTTCAATCACACTTGAGGAGGGAATGAAGCGCTATTACGAGTGGTTTAAGAACTGCTTGATCAAACTACAGACATAATCAACATCTTCAAGACTCATTCCATGGTGGCATCCAAGGAGGATCCCATTATACATAATCGTGTCTGAGTTTGAGAATGGCTCCAAGTACTCACGATACGCAGGATGGCGCGTGATGTTTCCAGAGAAGATCACGCGGGTCTGAACATTGTGGTCCTCCAGGTATGTGACAAGTGCAAGGCGATTCTCAACCTGCATAGGGAATGCCAGCCAGTTTGAGTTCTTTGTATCCGAGGGAAGTACAATCCCAGGAACATCCTTAAGATTCTCAAGATACCTCTCAATATTTCGTCGGCGAATACCGACAAATTTTGGCAGCTTCTTCATCTGCTCCAGTCCAAAAACAGCATTGACTTCAGATGACTTGAAGTTATATCCAAGGCATCCATACAAGAACTTATAGTCATACTTGATACCATCAACGCTGTGGTTGAATCGATCAACCACTACCTCAGTATTGTCACCGATCCGACCCCAATCACGGAACATTGTGGCGCGCTTGAGATACTTTGAATCATTGAACATGACCATGCCACCAGATCCGCATGCAGTAATCACGTGGCTCGCATAGAAACTGGTTGTGCTGATATCAGTCTCCGGAGTGCAGATCATCGTATCTGCAGAATCCTCGATCAAAAAGATATCAGACCGACCAAGCTCATCAAGCTTGTTACGAATTCCTTTCCAATCAGGAGTGTTTCCAATAAGATTAGGAAGCATGATCACGCGAGTTGACTCTGTAATTTTTGAAGCAACTGCGTCCACAGACGCAACATAAGTGTTCAGCTCTACATCGCAAAACACAGGCTTATACTTCATCTGAATAATCGGAGCCACAGTAGTCGAAAAGGTACATGCTGGAGTGATAACTTCAGATCCCTTGGGGAGATTTAACGAAGCCAATGCAAGAAGACATGCAGACGATCCAGAGTTCACAAAAAGACCGAACTTCTTTCCAAAGTACGTAGCAACCTCCTGCTCAAACTGAACTGTATACTTTCCGTTACCTGCTAACCATCCCTCCTTGAGGCACCTGTTCACTGCTTCGATCTCCTCATCCCCATAGGCCTCGAACCCGTTTGGCGCGTACCAGACCTTCTTCATATTGTGATTGTGCGACTAGTATTTAGGTAGTTAAACGATGTAAAAAGATTTTTTGAGGATTGGTCTTGACTAGTCTTAGTCAGCCTCGTCTGGAGAGTCATACAAGCACCCGCCTAGGTGCATGTGTCCCTGTTGATTGAGGACGTCATCTCGACATCCCTCGCAGTTCAACGCCCGCAGCCTGCTCTTGGCCCTGTGCCAAAGGAACTCCCAGTCTGCCGTTTGACCGAGCGTCATTGATGTCTTGAGCTTTTCCTCGATTGCATCGATCTGATATTGAAGGTCCTGTTCCTCGCTACAGATAGGCGACGGAGGCAGTTGAGGGTGACTAGGGCAGTCTTCGTCTTCTTCAAAGTCACAGATAAACTTGCCCGTATCATAGTCCCATTCACCCGAACACTTGTGCGAAACCGGCGACTCACATCCGAATCTCTCAGCCCAGCAGTTCGAGCAGTAGCCGTCGGCACTGCAATAAATATCATTCCCGCATCCGGGACATTCACTTGTTTCATGGGAGAGCGTCTCCTCGTTACCCTCAACCAAAGGGTTGTGCTCCAAGCAGCATGGAGCGTTGTAGTAGTCGACCATCTTGTTGCAGGTAGAATCGATGCAGAAGTAGAGATGTTGATTGGAAGTCATTTTAGCAGCAGGCCCCCAAGTTTGAGTGTCTGCTGCTAATCAAATCCGTTTTGGACGATCAGACTTACGCGTTTTTGTTATTTACTTGCCCAGCTTGCCCTTCATCGCCTTCCATGCAAAGTGCAGGACCACAGCGAAGACAACGGCGTGCGTGATGTTCACCGTCATCGTCGAGCCACCCGGCGGCAAGCGGAGGAGGACACCCGGGGTGAGGAAGTAGAAAAGCACCGCGATGAATGCAAGCTTAACGAACATTTTGTTTTTAACGAGGGAAAATTTTAGGGCTTGGTTCCAAAGAAATCGTGGAACACATGTTTTAACTTATCATCCAACGTATCCAGGAACACGAAGACTGCATAGACGAATACCATCTGTCCACCAAACGACTCAAGGTACCCCTCCAGGGCGCTCGACACCGGCAATACGGGAATGAACGAATGAACCAGGTATGTCGTCCAGAATGCGATGATCACGATGATAGAGATCTCGGCGGACACGTCTAACAGCTTATACATGTTGGACTGCTTCTCCCAGTCAGCGTCGAACTCAGGGAACACTCGCCACATGCACCACGACAGGAGACCGCCGAGGAATACGTAAAAGATAGCAATGCAGACGAGATTGATCGTCAAGTTAAAGATATGACCCTTGACCGAGGGAATTGAGTTGAGACCCGTGTTCTTCATTATTTACACGGAACATTAGAGTATATACCATATGGCACTGACTACCTGGGGTAAGCACCTGATTCTTGACGCCGCAAAGTGCTCTCCTAAGATGATTCGCTGCCCGATTGTGATTGGACAGTTTGCACGCACCCTGGTCAAACGCATTGACATGGTTCCGTATGGCGAGCCGCATGTCGTTAAGTTTGGCTCTGGTGGCAAGGAGGGCTATACGCTCGTTCAGCTGATTGAGACGTCCAACATTACTGCCCACTTTGTGGATGAGAACAATACCATGTATTTGGATGTGTTCTCATGCAAGGATTTTGATCCTGAGATTGTTCAGGAGGCCGTTCATGAGTTCTTTGATGCTCAGAAGTTTAAGTCTACGGTTCTGCTGCGTCAGGCTCCAGTTGAGGAGCTGCGTTAAACGCCTTCCATCAGACAGTTCCCGTTTGTTGTGCGCGTCTTATCGGGGCAGTTTGTCGCCTTACGCTGGTTTGACGGCATGTCAAAGTGTTCGGGGATCACACGACGAAGGACAATAAACGCAATGGCGAATCCAACGAGCCAGAGTAACCATTTTGCTGATTTAGTCATTTATCTTAGAAGTAGGTTTTCTTCACCCAGTTGCGATCAGTCTTGAACGTCTTGGCACGAGTCGGGGACGTTGTCTTGTTCAGGACAGCAATCGCATTGAGCTTGCGCAGGGTAGCAAGACGACCATACGCACCAACGGCCTGTGCAAGAGCAGCATGACGCTTACTTGCAGAATCCGCTGCAGCGTATCCCTTTGACGTGAGATCTCCCTTCTTGAGGGGTCCAATCACAGCGGGTCCTTTTCCAGGAGCGCCACGATTCTTGATGCATGTGTCCGCAACACGATAGGTAGTTCCGCGCTTCAGGAGACGGCCGATGAGAGTCTTCTTCTTACGCGTGGCAATGTATCCCTGACGCAGGATTGTCCCGGGCGGACATGACTTTCCGCCCACGATAGCTCCCATAGAGCCACCAACAATGGCTCCCATGGATCCTCCGCGTAAAATCTTAGAGGACTTGATATCGTCTTCGTGCATTAGTAACTATCGGTATTTTTTCTGTTTGGACACGTGGAACACCCCTGCTTCTTCACAGGTGTCATCCAAATGTACATGAAAAAGATTATCAACGCAAGCAACACTACCCACAACCACATTACTTTCTCTTCAGGAAAGAATCGCTCCTTTCTAACTTTTCCATTGTCTTCTCACAGCAGGTTTTACATGCAAAGTCTTTTGTCATCAGATACACCCGTTCAAACTCAGGGTATCTGATGTCACTCTCGTAGCAGTTGAAACAAACTTCCTTCTTTTGTTGGCGCAGTGCGTATGGACAGGTCTTACAAAGTCCATGATTGCAGCCAGAACAGAAATCCTCGTTACACTCAGTACAGTTCTCATTGTTGCGGGGTAGGAAATGCTTAATCAACACGTTCTTACACTTAGGGCAGCTCGGCATTTTGGACACATTATCACTTGTTTACCCAATTCAAATCCGTTTTAACCCAAACAACGTCATAGAAGGAATGGGCATTCCGTATTATGTCGCGTCTCTTCTGAGAACTCACAAGCATATTCAGCAAGATACGGGAAATGCACCTCTGGAATGTGAGGTATTAGGACTTGACTTTAACGCTTTTATTCACACCTACCTGAAACCAGAGAACCCTGTTGGAAGTGTCGTGATTGCTTTGCGGAACTTCTTACGCGATACGATTCACGCAAAGAAGATTCTGATTGCGATGGATGGCCTGGTTCCGTATGGCAAGATCGTTCAGCAGCGTTATCGCCGCATGAAGAAATCTGAACCTGCTGCCTTTGATAAGAACCAGATCTCGCCTGGAACTCCGTTTATGAAGAGTCTGGAAGACACCTTGCGTTTCTGCTTTCCTGAAGCCGTGGTGTCCGGAACCGATGAGCCTGGTGAGGGAGAGCACAAGATCTTTCTGTGGTTGAAGACCCTGCCTGTTCGCAAAAGTATTGTCATCTACGGAATGGATGCTGACCTTGTGTTGATTTCGGTGGCTCAATGTCATCTGGGATCTATCAAGCTGCTTCGCGAGAATAAGGACGGTGGCTATAGCACGTTTGACATTGACGCTCTTTGCAGAGTGCTGCCACTCAAGCCTGATATCTGGGTTGAGACCTGTGTGTTCTCCTTTGGAAATGACTTTATGCCGACCATTGGGATGTTCTCACTTCGAGAAGATGGATACAACCGAGCGATAGCCTACGCGAAGAATCCGAAGGGGATTGATGAACTGAAGGTACTTACGAAGCGTGCCAAGGATACCGACCGGCGGATTGTGGCTTTCGATGCCATCGCGCTCGAGGCTCGCATCGGAATCCATCTCATGGACGGGGTCCTCAATATAGAAAAACCCTGTTACGCGTTCTGGAAGACGTACTTCTGGACACTTCATTACTTTAGAACTTCGGAAGTTTTGGATTGGTGTTGGTTTTACCCGTATCCAGAAGCTCCGTTGATGTCCGCGTTGAATGAGTTTATGTATACTGAGTTTGAGTGGAGCAACCCGACTCCACCCTTTACGATTGAAGATCAGCTCAATTTTATCCTACCTGGTCGCGGCGTCTATCCCGATGAGATGTATGAAGAGGGTCCTGATTCACGCCATCCGTGGATGAAGGCGTATCATTGGGAGACTGATCCGTATATTTCTCTGCCTTGGAACCCCTGCTTCAAGCCTACCTCCGTATCTGAAATCGTCCTCCATTGAGGCCTAGTCTAGGTGCGTTTCTAGTATCAATTCGAGGAACTGGAGGTGGTTCTTCAGTAGAGTTTGAAAAAATTTGTCCAGGGATGATTACGATAGCTTCAGGAATATCAACTTCAAAGTTATTATCGTGTTTTTGAAGATACTCTGCTTCAATTTTCGTCATTTCGTTAATCTTCTTAATTGATGAGAAACCTGACGCATCCTGCATAGTTCTCCAGAACCGACGAATGTGATTCAAGTAAGACATCCTATAATCGCGAGCAGTTCGCGTTTTGACATTGTTTCGTAGTTGTTCAAAGCACTCTGCAACTGACGTGTAGACAGGCTTGTTTAGACGCCGATTAACTGCATTATGCGAACGAAATGTGAACAGCATAAAATCGTTACGGGAATTGAGCATCGTGGGATACAGCCGTCTATATCCTGACAATGCATTCCCGAAATGTTCACGACAGCTCGGACACGTGATTGTGACCTGAAACATGTCCAACCAAGTGTTCATCAACATACTTTCTGCGCTGGTCGGTGTATCTGGATAACAAGAAGCAACAGAATGGAGAGTCATCCATCCTAAGGGTCCCCATATGGACGTCATTACTTTACTTGACGACAATCATTCCCGCTTCCATGCCGCCTTCAAGGATCTCACGTGCAATGTGAGGCGGCGTCTTTGGATTCACTGTGATGTTTGACTTCTTCAGCGTGTCACGAACCTTGCCATCACTCATCGACTGGACGTTCTGTTTGATTGTCTTACGGCGAAGCTTGGCACCCTTATCTGTCAGGATACGTAATGTACCCTTGCGCGACGGGGGTGGCTTGGCGGGATCCTTGACCCCAACAATGTCGGACCCACCCTTGCGAGTCCGCGCTCCCTTCATGACCCCGCGCGGGAAGGTTTTCATGGACTTGTGGCGACCAGCAACTTTAGGTGGCTCCTCTACATGATCTACTTTTTGGATCTGGATCTTCGACATCACTTATTCAAAACGGATAACTTTATTTACAGGGAAGACACTACCAACAGTTACCATGGACTCTACAAATGAATGGGAAGCAGTGCGCGCATATTTCAGCAACGGTGTTCGTCGTATGGTAGATCACCAGGTAGATTCGTATGAAGACTTCATTCGCCACAAGATCCCCCTGATTATCCAATCTACACCCCCTATTACTGTTTGGCATGAGCAAGATGAGATGATCAAGAAGTACAAGTACGAGTTCAAGCTATCATTTGAGAATATCAGCTACATCAAGCCTCGCATCCAAGAGGCAACGGGTCGTATCAAGCCGATGCTCCCGATGGAGGCGCGCATCCGCAACTTCACCTATGCAGCTCAGATGTACGTAGACATCCGATTCATCGCTCGAACCTACAAGGGTCCTATGTTGGACACCTACGATGAGGAGTCCCACGTCTTTGAGGGCATCTCTCTAGGAAAGCTGCCAGTTATGCTTGGATCGTCGCTCTGTCTACTCAAGGATTACCCGCTGAGCCTCGCAGAGTACGGTGAATGTACCCACGATCCTCTCGGGTACTTCATCATCCATGGATCAGAGCGTACGATCCTGTGCCAGGAGAAGGTGGCAGACAACCGCATCATGATCTTTCAGAACAAGAAGTCAACCTCCAAGCACCTGTATTCGGTTGAGATCAAGTCTCTCCACGAGTCGTTCACTATGCCACCGAAGAAGCTAGAGATCCGTCTGAGCTCCAAGTTCAATGGCTATGGGAACCCGCTGACTGCATGCGTTCCTCGTTTCCGCGAGGACATTCCTGTGGTAGTCTACTTCCGTGCTCTCGGAGTTCTCACTGACAAGGCGATTACAAAGATCATCTGGGATGATGAGAATGATCTCCACACTGAACTCCTGGCTGCCTCGTTTCGTGATGCATCTGAACTGGGCGTCTTTACGCAACAGGAGGCGATCCAGTACCTCACGAACCACCTGCAGTACGGAACAAACCAAGAGGACAAGTGTGCTTATGTCCGCCAGCTTCTAAACTCCGAGCTTCTGCCTCACGTTCGGTTTGCAGGGGAACTCACAACAACTCCACTACACAACGCTCGCAAGACGATGCTCATGGGATCCATGATCCGCCGACTTCTACTGACCTACTGCAAGCAGATCCCTTTGGATGACCGTGACGCGTACCCGAACAAGCGTGTTGTCACCACTGGCGCCTTGCTGACCCATCTGTTCCGTCAGCTCTTCCAGAAGGTCTGCAATGATACTCGCAATGAGTTTGTTCAGGAAGTCAACAACGACTCGTGGAAGAGGGGTGAAACGCCCCGTCCGATGGAGATTCTGAACGTGAACAATCTCTACAAGATCCTCAAGCTCTCTGCAATTGAGGGTAAGCTCAAGCAGGCACTTGCTACGGGTAACTTTACGGTCCAAGGTCTTGGATCTGCGGCAGCCATGTCAAACGCGACCAAGGTTGGTGTTTCTCAGGTGTTAGCTCGTATGTCCTACTTTGCAACACTGAGCCATCTGCGCCGTATCCAGACGCCTGTTGAGAAGTCAGGCAAGCTCCTGGCCCCTCGTAAGCTTCACGGTACAAGCTGGGGCTTCATGTGTCCGGTTGAGACGCCAGAGGGTCATTCAGTTGGTATTGTGAAGAACATGAGCATGCTGACTTCGATCTCCCAGCACGTTCCTTCGACTACGGTGCTCCATTTCCTCCAGAATAGTGATATCCAGTGGATTGATGTCCCTAAGGTCTACGAAGGAACTTCAGTCACGATCAACGGGGTGATTGTTGGATATACGAAGAACCCTGCCACTCTTGTATCATCCCTTCGTACTGCAAAGCAGACTCGTCGTCTTCACCCACACATCTCAGTTGCATGGTACACCCTGATGAACAGTATTACGATTGAGACAGATGGCGGCCGTTGCGTGCGACCAGTGTTCCGCGTCGGAGCTTCTCCTCCTAAGGACGTGTCAAGTTGGAATGAGTGGATGGCATCTTGTATTGACTACATTGATTCATCTGAGACAGAGACGCTGCGTATTGCAGTTAACCGTGATCAGATGACGCCTCAACACACTCACTATGAGATTCACCCAAGTCTGATCCTTGGTCAGATGGCATCCACAATTCCTCTGTCGGATCACAATCAGTCTCCTCGTAATACCTATCAATCTGCCATGGGTAAGCAAGCTATGTGTGTCTACGCTGGCAACTTTGCAAAGCGTCTGGACAAGAACGCCTATGTTCTCTGCTCGATTGCTCGCCCGATTGTGGAGACGCGATCCATGAGCATCCTCAAGATGCACGAGATGCCATTCGGATTTAACGGCATTATTGCAATCGCCTGCTACGGCGGCTACAATCAGGAGGACTCGGTCATCATGAACCGATCCTCGGTGAAGCGCGGGTTCTTCCGTGGCCTGTACTACGGTATGTACAAGGATGAGGAGCACCGCAATGTCACAAGCGGTAGGGAGGAAAAGTTCATGAAGCCTCAGAAGCACAATACTCGCAAGTACAAGAACACGTCCTATGCAGCTGTATCGGATAATGGACTTCCGATCCTGAACTCGATGATTGAGGAAAATGATGTCATCATTGGCAAGGTAGTCAATCTGCGCAATGACGCTGCTGGATACACGTTCCGCGATGCCTCGACCACTCATAAAAACTCGGAGAGGTGCCGTATTGACGGCGTGTGGCAGGACAAGAACTCAGATGGCTACCCGTTCATCAAGGTTCGCACGGTATCTGAGCGTATCCCTCAGATCGGCGACAAGGTCTCTTCTCGTCACGGTCAGAAGGGAACCATTGGAATGCTGATGGATGAGGAGGATATGCCCTTCACCGCAAGTGGTCTGCGTCCTGACATCATCATGAATCCTCACGCTGTACCGTCCCGCATGACGATTGCTCAGTTGATGGAGAACATCTTCGGCAAGATCGGTGTTCGCAAGGGCACTCTGGGCGATGGAACTCCTTACAGCCACCTCAAGGTGGATGACCTGAAGAAGCATATGGTCGAGCTGGGTATGCACCCCTACGGCAACGAGATATTGTATAATGGTCAGACAGGTGAGATGATGCAGGCTGAGATCTTTATGGGACCGACTTTCTACCAGCGCCTCAAGCACATGGTCATTGATAAGAAGCATTCCCGTGCTCGAGGCCCGATTGTGTCACTGACCCGCCAGCCGTGCGAGGGCAGGTCCCGTGATGGTGGTCTGCGTGTAGGTGAGATGGAACGCGATTGTATGCTATCACACGGCATCTCGGTGTTTACCAAGGAGCGTCTGATGGATGTTTCCGACCCGTTCAAGACGGGTCTCTGTAAGACGTGCGGCACACTTGCAGTAGTTAATCCCGTTGAGGGGATCTACTCCTGCGGCGCATGTGGCAACAAGACCGACTTCGTGATGAAGACAATCCCGTATGCAATGAAGCTCTGGATGCAGGAGCTAGAGGCGATGCACATCACGCCTAAGATGATACTTGAATAGGATCCATCTCCGTTAGACTTTCAGTTGAATTAGACTTGCTCATCTTAAGACCACCAAAATCACCCCTCTTCTTACAAAAATAAGCGAGTGCCAAAGCAGTCGCAGCGATTCCGACAATCGCAATAATTCCGAGCGGGTCCATTTTTTACTTTGCGCGTTCAGTATGAAAGTTTCTCATATACTAAACAAATGCCTACGCCTGCTGGAAACTCTACCTCCCCTGCTATGCCTGCGCCTGCTGGAAGCCCTGGTGCCACGATGGGTGGCCGTCGCCGCACCCGCCGTGGCCCGTCTGCCAAGGCCCTCAAGCGCGTCCTGAAGTCCCACGGCCTCAAGTCATCGGGCAAGAAGGCGACGCTCCGTGCCCGTGCCAAGAAGGCTCACCTCCTCTCGAAGGCGTAAAGTCTTGGTACTAAATAATGCAGAGGAACCCCAACCGAAACAAGTCCCTCATTACTCAGTTTCGCGAACGTCGTCATGCAACCGAGCATGAGATGATTCAAATCGCGCTTCTTGCTAGAAAGTACGCTAAAAGTGACGGCAGACGCGAGTCATCATTTGAAGATATGGACAGGGCATATGACGAGATAAAGAGGAGCCGAAATCCCAATCGACCTTACGGTGGTCGCCGCACTCGTCGTAAGCGTGGAGGTGATGAGAACGAGTATGTCGTACCTAAGCAGCCTACCTATGCAAATGATCCTGCAGTTGTTGCTCCTCTTCTCCAGGCACGCAAGTCTCTGCGAAATCCGATCCCTCTTGGTATCAAGATACCTAAACAGACCGAAGCTCAGATCAAGTTATCTAACTTAACGCCTACATCAACCCCTCGGGGTGCCCGCCGTCGCACGCGTCGTAAGGTTTAAAGCATGAACACTTACTTTGAAAAATGAAGATAATAGATGCATTTATCTTCTACAACGAACTCAACATGCTCGAATACCGTTTTTCGGTTCTCGATGATGTTGTTGACTATTTCATCCTTGTAGAATCAACCCATACGTTTGTAGGCAAGCCAAAGCCCCTCTTTTTTGAAGAGAATAAGCGACGTTATGCAAAGTGGCTTCATAAGATTATTCATATAGTTGATTATGACTTCCCTCATATATTTCCGAACATTGATTTTGAGAAGGGAGATCAGTGGGAGAACGAGGCTCATCAGCGGAACTGCATTCAACGTGGATATGAACAACTTACGACGGTTGACGAAGACGTATTAATGATTTCAGATTTGGATGAGCTTGTAGATCCGCACATTCTTCGTTGTGTTAGGACTGGAATGCATATCTACTTTCATAGTCCCAATCTCGATATTTATACGTATAATCTGAACACACTTCTACCAAGAGTGTGGCCTACGGTTCGTCTTATTTCGTTCAAGGCAATCCGGGAGTTAGGTCGTACGCCTCAACAGTTCCGTGAAAACAAGGAGGGAGATATCTATGTGATTCGAGATGGTGGATGGCATCTTACCTATTTTGGTGATGTACAGTTCATACAAAATAAGATTGAGAACTTCTCGCATCAAGAAGTCAATAAACCAGAATACAAAAACGAATCATCAATCATTTCCAGCATCGAAAAGAAGGTTGATCTATGTGACAGCGAGAAAAAGTTCGAACACATAAAACTTGGTGAACGTAAGCTTCCACCTATGTATCGGACCTATCTGAAGGGATTCTTTAGTCCGCCTGCCGAGGAGCCAAATGTAGTGGATGGTTTCATGTTTTACAACGAACTCAATATGCTCGAGTATCGGCTCACGATCATGGATGATGTTGTTGATCACTTCATCCTTGTAGAATCTACCCATACGCAGAACGGTAAGGAGAAACCATTGTTCTTTGAGGAAAACAAGCAACGGTTTGCAAAGTGGCTACCAAAGATCATCCATATTATAGTCCGAGATGTGCCATACGTGTTTCCGAAGATTGACTACTCAAAGAACCAACAGTGGGTCAATGAGCATCATCAACGGAACTGTATTGCTCGTGGAATTGAACAGCTTGAGCTGATGCCGAAGGATATTATTATGATTTCAGATTTGGATGAAATCACTGACCCACTGTTGTTGCGAAAGGTGCGTTCAGGGGATATGGAGATCACTCTACAGGGACTTGATCACATTTTTTACTACTACAATCTGAACACCCGAAACAAGTATGTCACTGATCGTGCAAGGATCCTGACCTATCAAGAATATGACCGCCTTGATCTACCATGCCACTCTATCCGTGAGATGAAGTGTCCAATCATTTCACCTGCAGGATGGCATTTGAGCTACTTTGGTGATGCGTTATTTATCCAGAACAAGATCCGCAGTATTGCTGATTTTGGTGGGGATGATACATTTACCAATCTAACACATATTCAGGCAAAGGTGAAGAGTTCGGCCGATCTGTTCAATCGCGAGGGCTGGGGTGAGAGTTATCGTCTTGTTCGCATTAACGTAGAAGATAACCCATATTTGCCGCCTGACTATGATAAGTACTTACGCGCATTCTACACGCCAAAATCTAGTGCGTCGCCTTAGCCTGTAAATAATTTTTCTTGCATACTATCATACAAACGATATGGGTGGTGGTCTTCTTCAGCTTGTGAGCTATGGTGCGCAGGACATCTACATCTCGGGCAACCCGCAGATCACGTTCTGGAAGGTGCTGTACAAGCGCCACACGAACTTCGCCATGGAGTC